CGGCGCTAGTCGCGCCAAAGTTTGAGTTCGGAATAACCCGCGTCTGCAAACCGGTGATAGCAAGATCAATCCCTTCATCGATCGTGCTAGTAACAACGTTCTCATCTGGACCAGATCCGCCTTGGGCAGTCAATACGCCAGGGCGGCCATCTCTATACGAGCCAGTAATTACGAGTCTGCCTTGTGTTAAGGCATCTCTGTCTATGCCTGTAAAAGCAAAATCGGTCGGAGCATAGTTGTTACGGCCAATAGCTTCTTCGCGCTTATTGACGTTCATGATGTCAGCAAGAAAACGAGTGTACTGCTCGTCTCCAGCCTTGACGCCTTTGAGCAAAGCATCCCGGTCGATTGTGCCGTCCGCTTTAATAACCCCAAGAGTCTGGCCTCGTCCAAATACTCGATCCGCGTCTTGAGCTAATTCGGTCTTCGCAAAAGTTCGGCGTTGCTCATTAGCCTCTGCTTCAGCACGGGCATCAACGTTTTTATTTAGTTGAAGTTGCTCTTGTTCACGGCCAGCCCGTTCACGAGCAAGATCCAGCTCCTGCTGCTGCATAAGCAACTGCTGCCGTTGCTGTGCTCCGGCTTGTACTCCCTGGATACCAGCGAGGATTGCGCTACCAAGATCTTGTGCCATGACTTACCTCTAGAACGACATCAACATAATGGCTGCTGATGCCAGCGATCCAATCGTGGAGTATGTATTTGCTTTCGACTGCGCTTTAGCCTGAGTGTAGGCGTTACGACGCGCGGTTGCGTCTCCAGCAGCAGAACCTAGCTGCTGCTGCGAAGCGCGGTTTACGCCCTGGCCGATGTTAATCAGGTCAGAAAGCAGCGCTGTGTTTGATTCGCGCTGGGCAATCTTAGCGTCATTGACCGCCTGAATACCGCCAAGCGTGTTGGCGCGCTGCAGACGCAATTCTTGCTGCTGAATCTGAGCAGGCGTCAGAGCCACACCGTAACGTTGGGCGTTGCGAGAGGCGACGCCTTGTGTCAAAGCAGACGCTACACCTACGTCTTTACGAGCCTGATCGATCAGCGAACGATCGGTTTGGGCCTTATTAATCAGCTGCTCTTCAAACTTACGGTAGTTCTGGATGTAGTCCAGATACTCCTGTCGAGTCAGGTCCGCATACGCTTTCTCAGGGTCGGCTACGTCGGTAAGACCGGCAGACGAACGGTTCTGAGTGTACACCCTATCAGAATCATAAACTCCGGTGCGACCACCAGACAAACTGTTCTGGGTGGCGCCAGTAATCTGCATCTGCTGTTGCAGGCGCAGCATTTCTTCTAGGTTTAAAGAAGACATTGAAGAGGCGACCATTATTTACCTCCCCTGAACAAGAGTTCGTCGGAACTGAGTAAGACTTGGCGTATTTGAAACAAAGCCAAGAGAACCATCTTGTCTTAAAACCGGAGTAGGAAATGTAGGCATAGACGGTGGGACGAAAAGCTGCGGGGGCGCAATGCTCAAAGAGCCGCGATCGGCAGGGATATTTCCAGCAGCAGTTCCATACGTGCTGTAGGCAAGGCGATCTTTCACACTACTAACCGAAAGACCGGTCTTTGGATCCTTTGGAGTGAACAAAGTACCGCCGCTTGCTTTGTTCTCGGCGGCTTTTGCAATGAACGCTCCCGCTACTTGGCCAGCGGCTGACTGCTTAGCAAGAGCTACCTGCTGATTAGCGCGGGCCTTCTCAAGAGCACTAGATGTAGCAAGACGGCTAGCCTGAGCCATTCCGCTTTGCGCGTCAGCTGCCTGGCCGCGAGCGGTACCAAGCACACCAGATTGCATAGTGTTCTGAACTTGGTTCGCCGCTACGTTTGCAGCGCCAAGCTGGCCCGTAAGAGCCTGGGCTGTGTCGCCAGCAACAGTTGAACTGGTAGCAGCCTCATAACTAGGAGCAGAAAGCGCCTGCATAACGTCCGCATTGGCGCGGCCGCGAAGGCCCGACTGAACGTCTTCGGTCAGAGACTTGTCGCGCATCTCTTGCAGAAGCGGATCGTACTTCTCTTTGAAGTACTGATACTCTGCCATAGCCACCGAAGCAGAAGCTTTCTCTGCCTCACTTGGCTTGTAATCAGCTGCTTTCGGTTTGCTGGCCACTATAGCTCCCTCGTATACACCACGGTATCAATCGACCAGCCGTTCTCTGTTAAGTGCGGCATCAAGCCTAGGAAGGGCGACCTAGTTTCAAGGTAGCTGTACCCCGCCTCGCGCGCCACTCTCTCGAAGAACGATTGATACTTAGATACCAAGCTATTCCCCTTTTCCTTAGCCCATGCGAGCCAAAGAAACATCGTCTTCTTACCTGTGAAGGTGTCAGTCTCGGTTGTCGAAACGACGAAGCCTTCACTAGTCACCCAAAGCACGGCTTGCTGGTTAACGCACGCCGCGTACACATCTTCTGCCCGGTACGTAAGAGCCTTAGAGTTACGTAAGATCTCTTCAATACCCGGCCTTATCCAATCCCACTCTCTACGAACGTCGGCTACGAACGGTTCAACCGCCGCGACCGTAACGATTTCGCCGTTGTGAGAATGGAGTGTAGATCCCGCCATACGCTACCTTCCTAGCAATACCAACGTCGGCATTCCTAGCGCGACGATCAGCCTGTGTAATGCCTTCATTAAACAGCGACGAGTACACCTGTGCGCCGCCGAAATCAGTCCAGTCTTTGCTCGGTAAACGCAGCAAACGAAACAAAGCGCCGTTGACGATTGTATCGCGATACTCAGCCATCAGCTCATCGTCAGCAGCAGTAGAAGTCTGCGTAGGCTTCAACTGCGCTCGCACGATGGTGCTGGAGGCTTTAGTAACGTTAGGTACAGGCACCATCCAGAACAGAGACTGGCTGATCTTTACGTAGTATTCCGGCGTGCCGCGATTGTCGGCGTCTCGCCAGTTTTGCTTACGCTGCTCTAACAGACTGGTGCTAATCGGCTCGATGTCCTTGCCGTCGTGCACAACCCACATGATCTTATGCACAACCGTGCCTGACGGCGGTTCGAGGTCATACTCGTACGCACCGGCAACAGTTGTGATCGGATCAAGCTCAGCCTGAAGCACCGCCGCCTTTTCGCACAGCTCGATGACAGCTGCTCGAATGTTGTTTTCGATCAGCGTGTCCGGACAGCCGGGCACCATCGGAATGATCTCAGGTAACAGCGACTCATAAAGAGTTGCCATCGTTTATTACCCCGCTACTGCCGGAGCTGCCATCGCAAGACGACTGGAGTCATAGTTTGGCGAGGTCAAAGCATCAAGCTGCGCCTTACCAGTAATTGACGACATGAACAGCTGGAAGTGCGAAGACGCTCGCTGCTGGTTACCCGCATAATCCGCGTCCTTCATGTAGGCCATGTAGAGGACATAGTTCATCACCGCGTTGGCGAAGATGTCGGGAATATCCAAGTTACCGTTCTGCGCTACCGTCACAGGGTTCGCTGAATAGATAATCTCGACAAACGAGCTGGCGGCCGTTGCTACGCCCGGATACACGTAGAAGTTACGCGGGTTCTGCTCATCATAGATGTAGTGCTTTACAACAGCTACATGTGCAGCGTCGCCCGTAACGAGCGGGTCGTGCCAGTCGGGAGTCTGGGCATCAAGAACTTCGCGAGACACGACGCGAACAGCGCGCTTACCAACACCGCTGGAAGCGGCCGACATGTTACGGACCACCCGAAGTAGGCGGTTACCGTCACTAGGGATGTCCTGTTTCGTACCGACAACAAGAGTGACAGTTACGTTCTTAGCAGAAGCGTCTGGCTTAAGAAGGGCGATCTCTCGCTGGGCGTCATTAACCCAGAGTACGAGCTCGTCCACTACAGGCCAACGGACACCGGTCGTGTCCTGGAGGGTCTTTTGAACCCGGTCAATAACGCTTTGTACGGTGACAGTCATGGTCTACCTCACGAGTGTAGGAACGCCTCCCAAGCAGCTTCGCGGTCCTCGGTGCTAACAGTACGCCCGACAACACGGTTAACCGCCGACGCTTTGGGCGTCCCATCAGCCTTAAAATCATCGGGATCAGCAAACTGTACCAGTTTCTCCATCCCGTTAATAACATCATCAAGAGACTTGAACTCTTCAAAAGCCTCGACTTCAGCAGCCTTGGCGATAGGTTCCGTCACAGTCTTCGCCGGTGCTGGCTTGGCCACAACCGGCTCGGGGAGCTTCAACACATCAACCTGTTTTGCTCCCATCTGGAGGGCTAGTAGTCCGATCTCATCGGACACTTCGCGCTCGACACCTGGAAGAAACAGTACACACGCACCGCTAAGGGTGGCTACCCGAATCTCTTGGTCTGCAATGACCTTCACGGAACCTCCTGGCTTAAAGAGTAGGGGACCCCCTCCGAAGAGAGGGCCCCCCCACGACTTAGATGGCCGTGTCGAGGCAGACCACGCCGAAGTCCTGAACGGACCCGTTGTAATCGCTGTTGTACTTCGGCTTGCGGAGACCGAAGATCTTACCGATCGAGATACCAGACTGATTCTGGTAGTCGAAGGTGTCTTCCACGATTTCCGGCAGACCGATGTCAGCCATCGCGAGCGCCTGCGCACCGCAGAAGAGCGCACGACCGCCAACAACGTTGGCGTTAGCACCCCACTTGTAACCAGCGGCACCGGCGTTAGCCGAGGTACCAGTGGTCGCAGTCGCGGTGTTAAACACGTGACGGAACTCGTGCACCATCACGCCGTCGACCATCAACGAGCTCGAACCAGCGAAGAGCTGGTTGCTCGGACCACGGATGCCAGCATTACGCACGTTGGCAAGGAAGTCCGAATCGAGCTTGAGGGCGGCCATCTGCTGCGGCGTCACGAAGAGGTGGAACACCTCGTCGTTGCCAGCGCCACGGACACCACGGATGTAGTTGTCCTTCGCGTAGGCCTTGAGGGCCACGATATGGCGGTACTTGAGAATGTCAGCAGACGTGATCGTAGTCGTATCACCGGCAACGATGTCGTTGCCCGAAACGCGACGGTGACGAGCAGCGGTCGGGGCCGACACGTCCGAGGCGAACTCGAGGTTCGACAGGTTCTGGCCAGAGGCCAAAACGGTGCGGAGACCACCGCTCGTCTTGTGCGTGTAAGCAACACCGGCGAGCGTCAAGAACGCGAGCTGGTCCATACGATCGGCCATCGCGTAGGCGAGGGCGTCACGGCTGGTCTCACGGAAGTTGACGACCGACTTCTGGTCAGCAAGGCGACCGGCGATGCGGTTCGCAAAGCGCAGCTGATCGAGCTCGATGGTGATGTCGTAAGCGCGGAGCGCCTCTTCATTACCCTCAAGCGCGCTGTCGCCCGTCACGCCGTCACCGGTCATATCGGCGAGCAACGTGATGACAGCCTTCGTGCCCTTGTCTGACTTCGTCAGCTCGGTCACGCGCTGGATCATTGCATTGGAACCCGAACCAGCGAACTGGTTCACAAACGACATATTGCGAGCGACGCGCCAGAAGTCACGGCTCCACGCCGTGAGTTGATCACTAGTCAGCGCCGCAAAGTTAGTAAGAGCCATTTGGCTTCTCCTTTAATTGCGTTACAAAATCTAGTAATGCACATGCATTACCAGCCTACAGCCGACTTGTGGTGCGGCTAAACCGTTTCCCCGTATCGTGGGGTCACGACTTAGCGCGTATTAACGAGGCGCGACCTCGGCACATTTAACGCCTATGCGAGGCGAAATCAGCACGTTTTT